ATCGCCACCGCCCGCGCCTGACGCGCCTCGCCACCGCCGCCATCACGCCCATGCGCAGCACGATCGACGTTCAAGCGGATCTTGACGCCGCCTACGCCAGCCGCCGCGCTGCGCTGCAGGCGCAGTCCTACACCGTCGGCGACGGCGCCATCCAGCGCAGCGCCACGCGCGCCACCCTGCAATCCATCAACGACACCATCGCAGCCCTGCAGGCCGAGCTCGCCGCCGCGCAGGCCGCCGAAGGCGCCGCCGCCGCCCCGCGGCGCATCCTCTACGTGCGCGCCCGCTGACCGCGCCCGCCGCCGCCGCCCCCTCACCGCCGCACCCCGCGCATGCAAAACCCGCCCGACGTCGCCGCGCGGCCGCATGCGGCTGCCCGCACCCCCGCGCTACTCGCTGCGCCGGTGGCAGCCGACAGCGCACCCCCGTCCACCCCCACCGGCGCCGCCACCGTGTCCACGCAGGCACAGCCAAACGCGCAGCACGCCCACGCTGCCGCCCTGACTGCCGCACACCTGCACGCCCACGGCTACCGCCGCCACCGCCTTGGCCACGGCCTGGCGCAGGCGCCCGACCCCGTCATCGGCGCCTATGCCGGCGGCGCCGGTGGATACGGTGGACACCTGCCGCTGCGCAGCACATGGGCCCCCGGCGCGCGCGACGCAAACAGCGACCTCCTGCCCGCGCTACCCATGCAGCGAGCGCAGTCCCGCGAACTGGCCCGCACCCACCCCATCGCCGTCGGCGCCATCCGCACCTACGTCGGTCGCGTCGTCGGGACTGGCCTAGCACTCGTCGCCCAGCCCGACCGCCGCGTCCTCGGGTGGACTGCGCAGCAGGCCGTCGACTGGAAGCTGCGCACCCAGGCCGAATTCGCCCTGTGGGCCGACAGTCCCGCCCACTGCGACATCACCGCCGCCGCCAACTTCTACGCCCTGCAGGCCGCCGTCGCCATCGCCACGGCCGAATCCGGCGACTGCTTCACCCTCCTGCCCGCAGTCGTCCGCACCAGCGCCGCCCCCTACGCACTGCGCGTGCAACTGCTCGAAGCCGATCGCTGCGGCAACCCCGCCAACTCCGCCGACACGGCCCGCGAAGTGGCGGGCGTGCGCCGCAACGCAGCCGGCGCAGCCGAGGCCTACCACATTTACCGCCAGCACCCCGGCGCGCTCGTCTACCCGATCGGCCGCGCCGGCGCAGCCGATCGGTTCGCCGGCGACTGGGTCAACGCCACCGGCCCCAACGGCCGCCGCGCCGTGCTGCACCACTGGCACCCCACGCGCCCAGGCCAGACGCGCGGCGTCCCGTGGTTTGCCCCCATCGTCGCACTGCTCAAAGACCTCGACACCTACACCGACGCCGAGCTCAAGGCCGCCGTCGTGTCCGCGTTCCTCACGGCGTTCATCCAGACCCCCGCCCCCGCCGGCCCTGCGCCCATCTTCGGCGGCGACACACCGCTGGCCACCATCCAGGCCACCGGCGAGGTGGAAATGGGCCCCGGCGCCGTCGTCGGCCTCGCGCCGGGTGAAACCGCGCAGGTCGCCGACCCCACCCGCCCGAACCCCGCCTTCGACGGCTTCGTCGCTGCGATGATGGCGCAGGTCGGCATGGCCCTGGGCATCCCGTCCGAACTCCTGCTCAAGCGCTTCAACGCCAGCTACAGCGCCAGCCGCGCAGCCCTGCTCGATGCGTGGGTGTTCTTCCGCGCCCAGCGCGACTGGCTCGCCAACAGCTTCTGCCGCCCCGTCTACGAGACATGGCTCGCCGAGGCCGTCGCCCTCGGCCGCGTCCAGGCCCCCGGCTTCTTCGACGACCCCCTCCTGCGCTGGGCCTACAGCCAGGCCGCATGGCACGGCGACAGCCTCGGCAGCCTGGACCCGGCCAAGGAAGTCCAGGCATACCGCGAAGCCATCGACGCCCACCTGCTCACCCGCGAGCGTGCGGAGTGGGAACTGTTCGGCAGCGACTGGAACGCCACGCTCGAGGCCAAGTCCGCAGAACGCGCCGCCCTCGACGCCGCCGGCCTCGCGCCCACACCGCCGCCCGCTGTCGCGCCGCCGCAGCCTGCGCCGCGCCAATCCACCGACAACGACGACGGCGCAGAACAACCCGGCGGCCCGAGCCCGCGCAGTCGCGCGCCGCTGCATCCCGCCCAGTCGCCCGCAGCAGATCTCGCAGCCTCCGTGCAGGCCGCGCAGTCCGCGCATGCCGCGCATGCCGACATCGCCGCAGCGCTCGCCGCACTCGACCGCACCCTCCAGGCGCTTGCCGCAGCGCAGGCCCGCCCCCTCGTCCTGCCCGAAGGCGCCGTCCAGCTCGAGGCGCACATCCACACCACGCCCCCCGCCGCGCAGCCCGCCAATCATCCGCCCGCAGATGCCCGCTGACGCGCCGACCCCACCCACCAAAGGATCGCCATGTACCTCTACATCTACGACGAGGCGCTGCAGCAATGGCGCCCCCTGACCCTCGCCGACCTCGGACTCCAGTAACCCCGCAGCGCGGACCATACCCATGAGCGCCACCGCCTACGTCTACGACACCGCCGCCGCCCAGTGGGTGCCGCTGACCGCCGCCATGGTCGCCGCCATGGGCGGCTCAGGCGGCGGCACAGGCCGCCAGCAGACCCTCACGCTCGCCAGCGGCGCGGCCCAGACCGCAGACGTCACCGACTCCGCGCCGCCCATAACCTGCGTCGTCCACCCGGCGCCCGGCGACACCGTCCTGCTCGAAGTCCAGCATTCCGCCGCCTGGTCTGCCGTCGGCACCTACACCGCGCTGTCCACGGTCGTCCTCGACACCCTCGCCGGCGAAGCCGCGCCCACCGCCGTCCGCGCCACCCGCACGGCCGGCGCCGGCACCACCAGCAAAGTCACCGTCGACTACCTGCGCGCAGGCAACACCATCGTCGGCGCCGCAGTCACGCCGGGCGCCGTCGTCACCGCCGTCGAAGGGACCACCGGCGGACAGCGCACCATTCTGCGTCAGGTGCTGTCCATCGACCATGTCGACAACACGTCAGACGCCGACAAAGCCGCCACGGGCCCTATTGCCACCGCCATCGGCGCCGCGGCATCCGCCGCAGCCGCGGCCGCGGCAGCGGCAGCCAGCGCCATCGCCGCAGCGGCAACAGCCGACACCAAAGCCAGCGCCGCCCTCGCCGACGCCGGCCAGGTGCGCGCCCACGCCGGCGCCACTTATGCCCTGACCAACGCCGACCACGGCGATACGATCAAGTTCACCGCCGCGTGCACGGTCACACACCCTGCAGGGCTGCGCAGCGATTTCGCTGTCACGCTCGTGCAGGGTGCGGCTGGTGCTGTCACGCTGACCAGCACGGGCGGGGTCACCTACTATCCCGCATTGGCAGCCACGACGGCGCAGGATCAGGTCGTCACCATCGCTCGCCGTGACCCAGTGGCCGAGGAATACCTTGTTGCGGCCAGTGGGTCCGGCAGCGGTGGTACTGTCGATGCCGCAAGCGTCACGGCCGCGATTCAAGCTGCTAGTTCCACGCAGGCCGAGCAGATACGCGCCAAGCTGGGAGGGCGCGCGCTCAGCCACAGCCGCAAGTTCGAGGACGCAGTGGCCGGCGCCGCACTCGTTTACGACTTCCGCTTCGGCGCCGCGGCGGCAGGCGGCACGCACAACATCAGGAACCTTGCCGACCTCAACACCCACTGCTACTGGGACCCGGTGGACACTGCCAGCCCGCTGACCACGCGGATGGCCTACCACGACCAGTACCACGAGTTCGCGAAGTTCGACGACGCGGACGCCGGCAGCATCTTCATGTTCGGCGCCAGCGACCTGACCCTGCAGCCCATCGCGTCGCACTCGTGGGACGGCATGGTGACCGAGGTGCCGTCGGGGCAGACCGTGCTCAGCGGCTCGCCCGCGCCGATCGCGTCGCTGGGCCTGGCCAACACGTCGGCGCTGTGGCTCGGCCGCGTGGTGCACGGGCCGTACGACAGCAACTACGCCGCGCGCGTCACGGCGTTCGACGCCACCACGGTGACGCTCACCCGCCTGGACGGTGTGACCGGCGTGAACCTGGTGCAGTCGTTCACCCACCTGCTCACCTGGACGGCCATGACGGCCGCCGTGGTTCCGGCAGGAGCTGCGTCCGGTGCAACGTCGTTGACGCTGAGCGCCGCGCCTGAGGCTGGCCGCGTGCAGACCGGCATGGTGGTCGCTCCGGTGGACGGCTTTAACTACATCAAGCGCTACTACTACGGCAGCACGATCACGCTGGCCGGGGCCACGGTGACGATCGCCGAACCTGGCCTGCAGCAGGCCATCGCTGCTGGCGGCCTGGTGGTGTTCTTCCCGCGCACGCGCACCGGCCAGATCGTGCCCAAGGTGCTGTTCGAGGAACCCGGCGCCGGCGGTGCCTGGCTGATGGAGCTGGATGCCACCCGGCCCAACGTCGGCGGGATCATGCCCAGCTCGCGCTACATGGCCACGCTGAGCCAGTTCAATGCCCTGGGCGGGCTGGCGATCCCGAGCGGGACCTGGGCCTCGTGGTGGCTGTACGAGCTGCAGACCGCAGCGCTGCTGTCGTCCCTTGGGCTCGCCTACTCCGCGCGCACAGGCTCGGAGATCGACATGGAGGAGCTTTGGGGCGCGCTGGAGCACGGCACCGACGCATTCAATTGCGCGGTCCACAACGCCACCGAGATCGAGGACGCCAACGGCACCTTGCGTCAAATGGTCAACGGCGAGGGCTACCCGATCTATGCCCGTGACGACGGCACACACCGCCACTTCTACACCCTACGCGCCCAGGCACCAGACGGAACGTCAGATCCGGCATCGGTGATCCCGGCTGGCGTGCACCACCGTCGAGTCTCGGGCACGCAGCCCGCCGCGTTCAAGCGCCAAATGCTGTGGGAGCACGACCGCGTCAGCTTCTACAACGACAACCAACTGATGGTGACGCTGCGCGGTCAGTGGGCGAGCGATCTCCCTGCGCAAATGCTCATCAACGCAGCGCTGGGCAGCTTGCGGCCGGGCGGTAACCGCACGCCTTGGAGTGACACCGCCCTGGCCAATTCCCGGATGGTCTTGCGCGGTTTGAAAGTCTGGAGGGTGTGATGCCGAAATTCCCGCTTGGCGCCAAGGTGCGCATCGTGCCGCTCAACCTGGACGGCGAAGTGCGGGGCTTCGCAGAGGGTGCGAGCCTGAGCGACGGCGACGACATGTATCTCGTGCGCTACGTGCGAGAGGATGGCGCCACGATCTCGTCGTGGTGGCCTGGAGCATCGATCGAATCGGCCTAGGTCATGCGCCGTCGCCTCGCCATCCTCGCGGGACTGATGCACCGGCCCGGTGGTGCGCCACCCCCTCCGCCTCCGCCGCCACCAGCCGGGCTGAGCACGCCGGTTTTCGCGCCGTCGTCGAGTTGGAACACCGCGCTACCCGCGGACATGCTGCACACAGCGCTGCCGTGGGCGCCTAACACAGGCGGCGAGTATTGGGTCGGCTGGAACGAATACTCCCCGGCAGTCCACATCGGCACGACGGACCATCCGCTGGTCAATGTTGTCTGCCCTGAGTCGTGGGGATGGCCTGCTGCCACGAGGCAGATTCGCATTCCATCCGGCGTTACCGGCGCGACCGGCACCGATGGTGAATTGCTGGTGGTCAACGGCAGCACTGTTCACAACTTTTGGCAGTTCGTGCGCTCCAGCGATACCACGGCGACGTGCCAGGCCTATGCCGCAGAGGACTTGTCAGGGGATGGATGGGGACAGGCGTCCCCGTTCCTCGGGGCCGGCATCGTTGCCTCGGGCTCGTCCCAGCTTGCCGGGCTGGTGCTGGGCAGCGAGGCGTCGAGCATCCAGCATGCGCTCGGGCTCGTGGTCAACGCTCCGGCGCACAGGCCCGGGCACGTCGCGCCAGCCATCAGCGGCGACGGCACGGTGAACGGCGGTTTCACCCGAGTCGGCCAGCGCATGCGCATCGCGGCCGGCGCCACCATGCCAAGTGGATTGTCGTCACTCGGACAGGCCGTGTGGGCCGCGCTGCGGGGCTACGGGGCGTTCGACATCGACACGGGAGGCGCCACCAGCATCCGCACGCAGGCCAATGCGTTCTCGCAGAGCGCCATCGACACACTGAGAACAGAGATCGGCCCACTGCTGAGGTCCCTCGTGCGCGTAGAGCCTGCCGCCGCACCGTGGCCCACGGAGACAACCGCGCCTGCTGGGTCGCGCGTGGGCAGCTATACCGCCAGCGGGTCAATAACGGCAGCCACCGGGCAGGTGATCGAGGGGCTGTCATTCCTCGGCACCGCCAATCTGATCATCCCAAACGGAGTGAGCGGCGTCGTCGTCAGCGACTGCCTGTTCGATGGGCAGGGCGACGCGGTGAACAAGATCGTCGTGCAGGGGCACGGCAACCGTATCGAGCACTGCACGATCCGCAACTGCAAGCGAGGCATCCTTGTCAGCAAGGGCGGCAGCGGGCAGGGTGGCAACAACAACACGATCTACAAGTGCCGATTAGACGGCACTGCGGTACACGAGGCGCCCGAGAACCTCAGTCATGCGATTCAAATCGCGGGCGGGGTCTTTGGGGCCGTGACCGGGTGCCTCGTGTGGGACAACTACTGCACCGGCTCGGGCTACATGGCGGACATACTGAGCCTGTATGAGTGCAGCCACAACAAGGTGATCGGCAATTGGGTCGAGGGGTCCGTCGCGTCGGGCGCTGCGGCGCCGTTCACGGTTGGCGACTCGGCAACCGGCACGCCGTCGGGCGACAACTACGTGGCCGGGAACTACTTCCGCCTAACGGGTGCCACCGGCGTGCAGGCCGGCGTGTTCGGGTCGTCGGGGTTCACGCTGCTCGAGCAAAACTGCTTTGCGAGCGGCGTGCAGGCATACAACTACATCGGTGGATCGAACGCCACGAACTTCATTGGCGTCTACATGCGAAGCAACGCCATCGACTCGTCCAACGTGTTCACGGACGACGACCTGCCCGACATCCTGCAGTGGAGCACGAACTACCTCGCGGCCGGGTTGCGGACACCCGCAGACGTGCCCGGTGGACGAAAGTATCTGCACCCACGTACCGGCCTGTACGTCAACGCCGGCACTCTCGTTTGAGGACCGACCATGCAATACCTGCGCCACTCCGAGCTGACCAAAGACGAATCAGGCAACATCACCGGCTTCGTGCGCCCTGACGGCAGCCAGCAGGCGCTCTACGCGCCCGAGGTGTCGCCGGTCGTCACCCAGGCCGCCACAGCAACCGCGCACACAGGCGCATGCGAGTTCCGCGGGATCAAGCTGCGCGCTGTGTCTGGCACTGTCAACCTGACCGTGTACGACAACACCAGCGCCACAGGCACTCCCATTCACACTATCGCCGGCGGGGCAGTCAGCGGCGGCCCTGACGGAAACGGGTACTACCCTGTCGCCGTAGGATTCGCTGCCCGCTTGAACACGCTGGGCGTTCACGTCGTCCTGAGTGGTGGCGGCACTGCGACGTGGGATTGCTACGTGCAGGGGGTGTGACGTGGCGCGAATCTACGTTGACCCGACCCGCCCGGACAACACGGGCGATGGCCTGACTCCTGCTACGGCAAAGAGGACAATCAGGGCCGGCCGGGACGCCCTGGCGGCTGGTGACACGCTATCGATTGCGCGAGGCTACTGCTACGACCCGGTATCAGGAGTTTTCCTGCCATCTCCGCAGGTTGTCGGGGCCTCCGGATTCTCGGTGGTCACGCATGGTGATGGTGATCGACCCATTTGGGATGCGCTGACCTATGAGCCACCCGGCGCCGCTGGCTGGACGCATCTTGGATCAGGCATCTGGAAAAAGACATTTGCTGCCTTCTACGTCCGCCGCGTGTTCTGTGCTTCGCTGAACTCAGGGGCACTCATCAGTCAACGCACCGTTGGCCCAGCCCTTCGCCGGGCGTTGGTGTCGGGGGTCACCAACTCGGCGCAGAACGCCTCTGAAGCCAACATCATCGCCGGCCTGAGTGCTTCTTCCCCCTGGGCGCCTGGTGGTGCGACCACGAGCTTTGCCCTCTACATGTGGACGGGCTCCAGCACAGTCTCGCCTCCTGACTACTACCAAGGGCTCGCATTTATCCAGGCCGATGGCGCAACGGTCGGAGCCGTTGATGCCCTGCAACTCAGGAATGTACAGAACGTGCTGATCCGAGATCAGATGTTCCGAGGGATGTCCGGGGCTGCTGTACGCCTGTCCGCGCAGAACTCGGACGACCGCGACGTGGCAAACGTGGAAGTGATTGACTGCGCCTCCACGCACACCCTCGTGGCCGGTGTTCTCTCGCGCCGGGCCGCTGAACTCGCTCCTACATGGGTTCTGCGCAATGCAGTCATCCGGCGCTTCCATGCCGACTACAGCACCAACGCCAACGAGCAAGAGCAGACGACCAGCGAAAGCGCATTGTCAGGAGTGGGCGACGGGTTCGCAGCCGACCACGGATCGGTATCTGTGCGCTTCGAGAACTGCACCGCCAAGAACCCATTTCACAACGGCTGCATCATCGGGGGCACTTTGAGCGGCCTTCTTCCTCCGGTCAACTGCTCCTTCGTTGACGGCAGGGTGGAGTTTTCCGAGTGGACGACCTACTCAAGAGGTCTGTCATGCACCAACGGCACGGGCAACATCATCGACCGCAATGTCGTGGTCGGGCAGACCACGCGCTCACAGATTGCCGGAAGCGTGAAAGTGCGAGGCAATCGCTGGTTGCAGTGCAAGACTGGGGCCAGAAAGCCCGCAGTGGCCCAATGGGTCGGGGTTGAGTCTTACCACTTCGACAATGGTTCTGGCTTGGGCAACAGCGTGCGCTACGTCGAAATCTGGCCCACCGATGTGGAGATTTCAGGCAACTACGCCGAGGCAAATTCAGTGAACGACGAGGCGCTTGCGTTCAATGCCTACGCCTCCTCTCTAACGCCGCTCTGGCCGGCAAACTCGGTACGCATCGCTAACAACGTGGTCAAAGGCTGGGGCTACGCGCTGCGGGCGCAGAACTTTGGCGGGAACGCCGCAACGATTCAGGTCCCGACCATGCAGAACAACACCTTCCACAACGGCACCACCGGCGCGACCCGCGTGTACTGGAAGCCGACCTCTGCGGCTGCTGTTGAGTACCCGCTCGCCACCGCCCCCGGCTGCACCAACACCGGCGAAGCCGACCCCCAACTCGACGCCGCCGGCCGCCCTATGGCTGGCTCCCCCGTCATCGGCTCAGGTGTCCACATCAGCTACAGCAGAGACGCCAACCGCGTGCAGAGGCCAAATCCGCCCAGCCGCGGTGCGTATGACGTGCAGCGGGTGCTGGTGAAAACGACTTGACCCCGCATCCACCAACCCACCCCGCACAACAAGCCCGCCTTGGCGGGCTTTTTCACGCCCGCCAAGGACTACCCGCATGACCCTCCTGGACCTGCTCACCAGCCCGTGGGCAATGCTGCCCGACCGCCTGGCCGAGCTGCACGCCATCTACGCAACCCACCTGCGCGGCGACAAGATCGACGTTGCAGGTATAGAGGCGCGCCTCGGCCGCCCGCTGGCCAACGAGCAGCAGACCTACGCCCTGCGCGACGGGGGCGTCGCCGTGCTGCCAATCGCCGGCGTGCTCGCCCCCAAAGCCAACCTGTTCATGCAGATTTCCGGCGGTCAGAGTATGCAGATGCTCGCGCGCCAGGTGCAGAGCATGCAGGCCGACTCGCGCGTGCGCGCCGTCGTGCTGGCCATCGACTCCCCCGGCGGCAGCGTGCTCGGCACTCCCGCGCTGGCAGCCGCAGTGCGCGCCATGGCCACCGAAAAGCCAACCGTTGCCGTGAGCGAGGGCACGATGGCATCTGCCGCCTACTGGGTCGCCAGCGCCGCGAACGCGGTGTTCGCCGAAGGCCCCACCGATCAAGTCGGCTCGATCGGCGTCTATGCCCGCTTCGGCTGGGATCCGCGCTCCGACACGTCCGTCGAAATGGTGCGCGGCCGCTACAAGCGCCTAGCCACCAACGGCGCGCCACCCGACCCGCAGGTGCTCGCCCACTACGAGGGCATGCTCGACCACCTCTACGCGACTTTCGTCGACGCCGTCGCAGACCATCGCGGCGTGAGCGCCGACGACGTGCTCGAGCACATGGCCGACGGCCGCATTTTCGTGGGCACGCAGGCCGTGGCCGCCGGCCTCGTCGACGGCATCGCCGGCGTTGACGACATCGCCGAGCAGCTCGCCACCACACCGCAGCGCTTCGCGCAGCGCCGCGTCGCGCGCATCGGCGCCCTGGCACCCGCCGCGCAAGCCACCGAGCCCGCCACCCCTGCCGCCGTGTCGGCAGGGCAGGGCACCCAAGCCCCCATCCACCCACCCGCCCAAGGAGCTGATCCCATGGCAACCACCCAAGCGGCCACCCCTGCGGCGGCCAACTCCGCGCCCGCAGCGCCCGCCGCAGCCATCCGCCGCGACGACATTCCGCCCGCCCTCGCCGCCGACTTGCGCGCCGAAGGCGCCGCCGCCGAGCGCGATCGCATCGCCGCCGTGCGTGCGCAGTCCATGCCGGGACACGAGGCCCTCATCGAACGACTGGCCGCCGACGGCACCACCACCGGGCCCGAGGCCGCCGTGCAAATCCTCACCGCCGAGCGCGCCCGCCGCACCGGCCACCTGGCCGCGCTCGACGCCGACGCGCCGCCCGCCGCCCCGGCCGCGCTGCCCGCACCCGACGCAGCCCCCTCCGCCGGCCTGACCCCGCAGCAGGTCGCAGACCGCGCCACCGTCATCGCGCGCGAGCGCCGCATCGACGTCCTCGCCGCCATCAAGCTCGTCCAGGCCGGTGACGCCTGACGCAGCCCGCTCAACCACCACCACCAGCCACCACGGCCCAAACACTGGAGCCACCCCATGAACATCGCCATCCTCACCGAAACCATCACGGCCTCGGCCGCACTCACCGCCAACCGCTTCTGCACGCAGGCCGGCGCCGTCCCCGCCGCCGGCGCGCGCGTGGCCGGCGTCACGCGCACGTCGGGCGACATCGGCGCCCTCGTGCCCGTCGACACCATGGGCACCGCCATCGTCGAAGCCGCCGCCCCCATCGTGGTCGGCGCGGCGATCGAAACCGCAGCCGACGGCCGCGCCGTCACGCGCACCAGCGGCGCCACCGTGGCATCCGCCATCACCGCCGCCACCGCCGCCGGACAGCTGATCGAGGTCCGCCTGATCACCAACTGACGCACGCGTCCGTGCAGATGCGCACGCCCGGCGGCACGGCGCCGCCGGCGCGAATCTGAGCGCGCCGCAACCGCACGCATCCCACCCCCCCACGCGCTGGCCGCAGGGCGCAGCCGCGCACCATCCGCACACCACCACCCAACCGGAGTACCAACACCATGGGCCAAATGACCCCCGGCGCCGCGCGCGCCATCGACCCCATCCTCACCGCCGTCGCGCGCGGCTACCGCAGCGCCATGTCGCCGGTGGCCAACGTGCTTTTCCCCGGCGTGCCCGTCATGCAGCGCGGCGGCCGCATCGTCGTCTACGGGCCCGAGTCGTTCCGGCTCGTCGACACCCGCCGCGCGCCCGGCGCCAACACCAAGCGCATCCAGTGGGACTACTCGACCAACGGTTACGCGCTGGTCGACCACTCGCTCGAGGCGCTCGTCCCGGTCGAAATCCAGCAGGAGGCAGCCGCGGTGCCGGGCCTCGACGTCGCGGCCGCCAGCGTGCGCACCGTGCAGGACCGCATGGCGCGCGAGCGCGAAAAGCAGGCCGCCGACCTCGCGCTGAACGCCGCCCTCTACGGCGCAGCAAACAAGGTCACTCTCACCGGCGCCGACCAGTGGAGCGACCCGACCAGCGACGTATTCGGCGACGTGCAGGCCGCCCGCGAAGCCGTGCGCAGCAAGGTCGGCGTCCGCCCGAACGTCATGGTCGTGGGCCCCAAGGTCCTGAACGCGCTGTCGAATCACCCCCTCATCCTCGCGCGCCTGCGCGGCGGTGCCGGGTCTGACAGCACCGACCGCGGTCCCGCGTCGCTCGTCGAGCTGGCGCGCGTGTTCGACATCGCGCAAGTCGTGGAGGGCGACGCCACGCACTGGGACGGCGCGGCTTTCCAGGACATCTGGGGCAAGTTCGCCGTTCTCGCCTACACCGTGCCGGCCAGCATGGCGGACCTCGGCAGCCCGAGCTTCGGCTACACCTACCAGCTCGAAGGCTACCCGTCCGTCGAAACCGGCTACTACGACAACAATCCGAAGTCGTGGGTATATCCGGTGACCGACGCGCGCCAGCCCCAGCTCGTCGGCCCGGACGCCGGGTTCCTGATTTCTGGCGCGGTGGCGTGACCCCATGGGCGCCTACATCCTCTTGGAGCCGGTCAAAGCCGGCGGCCGGCGGATCGAGCCCGGCCCGTGCGACATGGACGAGCAAGCCGCCGCCGCCCTGATCGACGCAGGCCTTGCCGTACTCGCCGAGCCCGAGCAGCCCCAGCAGCCCGAGCAGCCTGCCACGTCGACGCGCCGCAAGTCAGCCCGTACCTGACGCGCCACATGCTCGGCGACGACCTCGGCGTCTTCTTCGCCGACTGGGGCGAAGCCGCCGCCATCGACGGCGGCCCGCCCATCCTCGTCATCCACGGCGCACCCGGTGAGGTGCTGCCCGTGGGTGCCGCAGGCGCCAGCATGGACGCACCGCGCTGCATCGCGCGCGCCGCCGACGTACCCCATCGCACCGACCCCGACGCCGAAATGAACCTCGTCTACGCCCATCGCATCCCCGCCGCCTACTGGGTGCGCGAGGTACTGCCCTGCGGCACCGGCCTGGCCACCCTCGTGCTCGCCGTCGACCCGTCCGCGCCCGACTGAATGGCCATGCCCGCGTCCGCGTTTCTTGCGCTGCTCGACGCGCTCGAGCTAGCCCTGCGCACCCCGTCGCCACTGCCCGGCGTCGTCGTGCGCCGCGCGCACGTGCCGCCCATGGCGCGCGAGCAAGGCGCCCTCGTCAACCTGCGCATTCTGCGCAGCAGCGCACAGCGCGGCATGCTCACCACAGCGCGCGTCCAGTGGGTCACCGATGTCGCCGTCGACTGTGTCGTTCGCCACGCAGCCGCCGGTGGCGCGCCGGGCTCGGCCGACGCCGTTGCCGCCGTCGACGAGCTGCTCCAGTCCGTCTATGCGCGCCTGTGCCAGCACCCCGGATCCGTGCAGCAGCACATGGGCCGCCCCATCGCCCTCATGCCCGACGGCGACATTTCCTGGGACATCGACGAGGCCGCCACCGGCGCCGTCGCAGCCACGCTGCGACTGCGCGTGCACCACAACACCCAAGGGGCGAGCCTCGCCCCCTGACACACCACCACCGCAAACCCAACCCCCTGGAGCCCCCATCATGGCAAACGACACCCTCTACTGGTCCGGCGTGCAGGTCGACGTCGAAACCGTCGCCAGCCGCGACGCCGCGCAACCCGTCACCGGCATCACCAAGGCGAATCCGGCCGTCGTCAGCTACTCGGGCGCCGACCCCGCCAACGGCGCCTGGGTTCTCATGCGCGCCAGCGGCATGAGCGAGGCGGACTTCCTCGTCGCCCGCGTCGCCAACGTCAACGCCGGCGCCAACACCCTCGAGCTCGAGGGCGTCGACTCCACGGATTTCGGCACGTTTTCGTCGGGCAGCATGGCCGTGCTCGCCGTCAACATCGGCATGTCCACCGTCACCGACGTGTCCGCCAGCGGCGGCGATGCCAACTTCCGAAACCGCCGCACCATTCACGTCTTGCGCGGCACCAACGTGCCGACCGAAATCAACCCGGTCACCCTCAACCTCACCAGCGACTGGATTCCCGGCGACCCCGCGCTCGCGGCCCTGCGCAAGGCCACGCGCCGGCTTTCCCCGCTCGCGTGCGTGTTCACGTTCGCCGACGGCACCAAAATGGCCGCCGCCGCCTACGCAGCTGCCAGCCTCGCGCCGGGCGGGAGCGCCGGCGACGCCGTCACCACGCCGCTCACGCTCTCGCTGGCCGGCGACCTGGCCTTCTACCCGGCCCCGTGATGACGCCGCAGCCCGCCGACGACCAAGCCAGCGCAGCGGCCGCGCCGCCGCTGCACCCCGCAGTCGCAGCCAGCGTGCACCGCATCGTGCCCGTCGCTGCGCTGGGCGGTGCGCCGGTGGCAGTCCTGCAGCTCGGCCTGCTCGAGGCGCTCGACATGGATGACGCCATCGCATCCGCCATCGCCGGCAAGCGCGGCGCGCGTGCCGGCGCCGAGGCCCTGCTGCACAACCTGGCCGCCTGCGTCGTCGACCCCGCCGGCGGCCAACCCCTGCACGACGTCGCCGGCTGGAACCGTTTCGCCACGGCCCACCGCGGCGACTTCGCCACGCTCGCTGCCGTCGTGCTCGAGCTCAACCCACGGGACACTGCCGCCGCAAAAAAAGACTGAGCGCACAGCCCCGCCGCCGCGATGCCTGGCGCCTGGCCCTGCGGCTGGGCTGCACCGTGCGCGAGCTGTGCGCGCGCATGACCCAGCCAGAATTCGCCGAAGCCGTCGCCTACCTGCACGAAGAACCGCTCGACCCCGCCATGCTCGACGCCATCGCAACGCACCTGGCCGCCACCGCCAACGGCCCACTCGTCAAGCGCGACAAGACCCCGTTCACCGCAGCCGACTTCGCCGCGCCGCGCTGGCCGGCCGACGAAACGCCCGCCGCCGCGCCTACCCGCGCTACGTCTCCCACCCGCGCGCAGCTCGCCGCGCTGCGCCGCAAGCCCTGACCCTGCGCCACAGCAGCCAGCCCGCCGCCCGCCGCGCCACGTCCACCCCGTAATCGCCGCCGCCCGCCATGGTCACACGCCGCTACGAAGTCCAGATCGACGGCAAGGACAACACCGGCGCGGCGTTCCGATCTGTCGACGCGCGGCTGCAAGGCCTTTTCGCCTCGGCGGCTGGCGGCGTGGGGCGCTTCGTCGCGCTTGGCGCCTCGTTCGCAACCGCCGTCGCCGGCGCCGTGTCTGCGCTGTCGTTTCGCGAAACCCTTGACGCCGCCGATGCGCTGCAAGACCTGTCAGAGCGGGTCGGCATCGCCGCCTCTACACTGAGCGAATTCCGTTACGCAGCCAAGCTCACCGGCACCGGCACCGAAACTCTGGCCCGCGGCCTGCGCGCACTGGCTCTTGAAGCAACCCAGGCGGCCAGCGGGAACAAGGAAGCTGAGGCCCTGTGGCGCAGCATTGGCGTCACCGTCACCGACGCTGCCGGCAAGATGCGCAGCCTCGACGACCTGCTCGTCGACGTGGCAGAGCGGTTCAGCGGCTACGAAGACGGCGCCCGCAAGGTCGCGCTCGCCAACGCGCTCTTTGGCCGCAGCGGACAAGAACTGCTGCCGTTCCTGTCGCTCGGGCGCTCGGGACTCGCGGCCATGCGCACCGAAGCGCGCGCGCTCGGTGCCGTCATCTCCGACGACCTTGCAAAACAGGCCAGCGAATTCAACGACAACCTTGACCGCATGGGCGCGCTCATGCGCTCTGTCGGCGTTGCCGTCGCCGGCGACGCGTTGCCTGCGCTGAACCGTTTCCTCGAAACCGTCCTGCGCATTCAGACCAGCGTGGGATGGCGGCAGTTCCTCTCCTCCGTCGGCACCGAGGTACAGGCCAACCTGGCCAGCGACAGCCTGCGCGAGGTTGTCGCCACGATCGAGTCTCTGCAAACAGCCGTAAACAGGGCCCCGGACGGTGCGCCGCACCTCGTCAAACGGATCGCCGAGCTGCGCACAGAGGCCGCCGCCCTGAGCCGCGAGGCGCAAACCGCCTCAGACAAGCTCAAGTCGTTCGCCGGCCGCGCCGCCCCGCTGTTCAGCGTCGTCGGCGCCGACTTCTCCGACCGTTCCCGCTCGCGCGTCGGCAAGACCGAGGCCCCCGACGCCCCAGGCGCCACCGGCGGCCAGCGCGCAACCCCCAGGCGGACCAAGGCCGATGCCCGCGACTTCGAGGACTACGCCGCCACCATTCGCAAGAGTGTCGCGCAGCTCATCTCCGAGTCCGACACCGCCAAGCTCGCCGACCTCAACGCCAAGCTCGCCGAGCTCGACCAGTGGGCGCAGCGCGGGCTCGACCCGTCCATCGTGGCGCAGGTGCGCGCCAAGCTGCTGCCCAAGGCCGAGGACTACGGCCCCCCCGTCCCGCAGGAAATCCTCGACGCGCAACAGCGCCTGAACGACCTCATCGCCGACACCCCCGTCGGCCGCCTGAACGACCTCACGCGCAGCTACGGCGTGCTCCACGAGGCCTACGCCGCCGGCCGCATCGGTGCCGAGGCCTACTTCCAGACGCTCGAGCGGCTCGACGAGCAATTCGGCGAACTGTCCAACGCGCAGCGCGGAGCGGCAGCAGAGTTGTCCGAGTTCGCCCTGCAGGCGCAGCGCAACATCCAGGACAGTTTCTCCGGCACTCTGTCCGGCGTCTTCCGCGGAGAGTTCGACAACATCCTCGATCGCTGGTCCGACCTGCTCGCCGACATGCTCGCCCAGGCCGTCACCGTCGACCTCACCAACGCGCTGTTCGGCAAGTCCAGCCCCGGCGGCACGGGCGATCTGTTCAAGGCTTTCGGCAGCGCGCTCGGCATCCCCGGCTTCGCGGGGGGCACCGACTACGTGCCTCGCGACATGATCGCGCGCGTGCACAAGGGCGAGCGCATCGTGCCCGCGCACCTGAACCGCCCCGGCGCCGACGCCGCAGCGGGGCAAACAACCATCAACGTCGCCGCCGGCCCCACGCGTGGCGAAGTGCTGACAGCCATTCAGGCGGCCGTGGCCGCCAGCGAAGCGCGCACCACCCGCCGCCTGCGCATGGCTGGCGTGGAGTAACGATCATGGCCGACATCGACTGGCCCGCACACCTCGAGCCCGAGCAGGCCACGATCGGCATGCGCAGCGCCAACCTGCAGCACCGCAGCCCCTACGGTGGCGCCTCGCAGACTTGGGACATGCTCGGCGACCGCATGGTGCTGTCGCTGACCATGCCTGGCGCCTCACTGCTCGACGCGCTGCACTACGCCGGCGAAATCGAATCGCTTCTGTGGCGTCTCACCGCTCGCGGTGACCGGGTGAGGTGCTGGCACTTCGCCCGCCCCGAGCCGCTGGGCACCCTGCGCGGCGCGCCGTTGCTGCAAGTGGGCGCATCCACCGGCACGGCCGCACTCGTGCTCGCTACCGGCCAGCCAGGCGCCACGCTGCTGGCCGGCGACATGATCGGTGTCGGCTCGCAGCTGTTCATGGCGGCAGCCAACGCCACCGCCGCCGGCGACGGCCTCATGACGGTGCAGACCGTACAGCGCGCCCGCAAGACCATCGCAGGCGGCACGCCGGTTGTCTGGCAGCGCCCGCGCGCGCTTTTCGTGGCCGGCGGTGCCAGTGCCGACGTGCACTACGCCGAGCGGTGGCAAGACGGCGCCGCCGTCGAGCTGATCGAAGACTGGGACGACGCCTGAGCGCGCACCCACCGCAGCCATGCTCTCCGCCCCCGCCCCCTACGTCGCGGCCCTCGGCGCGCGCCATGCGCCGCTGGCGCTGCTGGTCGAGATGCGCCTGCAGTCCGCTACCCTGTACCTGTGCACCGCGGCGCGGCGAATCCAGTTCGGCGGCCACGACTACATCGGCGTCGGCGTGCTCGGCGGCATCGAGCGCATGCTCGACGCCATCGGCGACGCCGCGCCGCTACGCCTGTCCCTTGCCGGCGCCAGCGAAGACATGCGCGCCCTCGCTCTCACCGAGCCGGTGCGTGGCCGCCTGTGCATCGTGCGCCTGGCCATGCTCGACGCCGACACGCACGCCGTGCTCGGCGCCCCCGTCAAGTGGACCGGCCAGCTCGACTATCTCGCCTACACCGAGGACGGCAACACCGCCACCGTAGCCGTCGTCGCCGAGTCCGCCGCCGCCACCTACGCGCGCTCCAAACCGCGACTGCAGACCGACGCAGACCACCAGCGCGACAACCCCGGCGACACGTCACGCCGCCACATCAACGCCCAGGCGCAGCGCCAAGACGTGTGGCCCGCCGCGTCGTTCTTCCACCGCAAGAAATGAGCCCCAGCGCATACCCGGGCCGCCGCCCCGACTGGCGCGAGCGCCTGGCGCACCTATTCGCGCAGCGCGCGTGCGACGCCTTCGCATGGGGCCGCAACGACTGCACGATTTTCGCAGCCGACGCCGTCCAAGCGCTCACCGGCGCGGACCCCGCAGCCCACCTGCGCGGCACCTACGGCTGCGCCATTGCCGCCCGCCGCGCCGCGCGCCAGCATCTCGCCGCGCTGCTGTGCGCATCGTGCGGCGCCCCGCCCGCCGCCACTCCCACGCACCTGCAAGACATCCTGCGCGCCCTGTGCGACCTGCTGCTGCCGCGGTGCGCGCCGCTGCTGGCGCAGCCTGGCGACATCGCCCTCGTGCGCGCCGGCGACACCGGCGCCGCGCTTGCCGTATGCGGCGGCGCCGCCTGGCACGCTCCCGTTCTGGCGCAGCACGGTGGAGGACTGGCCGCGCTGCCGATCGACGCGGCCCTATGCGCGTGGGCCGTCGGCTGGACGCCGCCGCCCGCGGCGCAGGCCGGGGCGTCGCCCGCCGTCGCAACATCAACGCCCGCTGCCGCCGCCGCCTGACCCCCATGCGCCGCCAGTCCCTGCGCCCGCTCGCGCGCGCGCTCGCCGCCGCGTTTGGCGGCCTGCTGTGCACCGCCGCCACGGCCGACCCCGTCACCATCGTCGCCATTGCCGCCAACGCCGGCGCGCTGGCGCTGGGCGCCACCAAGGTCGTCGCCGCGCTGGCCGCCATCGGCGCGGCCGCCGTGGTCGGCGATTACCAGCGCCGCAAAGCCCAGGCCCGCGCGCGGCGGCGATTCAACGCCGCGCAGACCGACCGCCTGCTCACGCTCGACATCGCCGTCGACAACCCCAAGCGCCGCATTTACGGCCAGGCCCGCGTCGCCGGCGCCGTCGTCTTCAAGGCCCCGTTCGGCCCCGACAACCGCTACTACCGCGTCCTCGTCAGCCTCGCAGGCCACCAGTGCCACGCCGTCGACGCGCTCTGGCTCAACGACACGCAGGTGACCGTCGACGCCAACGGATACGTGCAGACAGCCCCGTGGGCACAAACCACGCGCAGCACGCGCAACCGGTCCGTCGCGGCATTCGCTGGTCCCAACTACGTCAATATCGGCGAGGTCCCCGTCGCAGGCTCGGTCGTCGTCTACCTGCGCATCGGCGGCGACTTCGAGCAGCAGGCCGTCGCCGCCACCGTCAATGCCGGCACCGTCACGTTCGACGCTCCTGGCGCCGGCGACGCCACCATAGTCTGGCAGCGCGACACCGTCACCCCCTATGCCAGGCTGCGCGCCTACCTGGGCGGGCCCACGCAGGACCTGTCCGCCACGCTCGCGGCCGACCACCCGGGCATCATCGTCGCAGCCGACAAGTTCGCCGGCGACTGCCTGCTCGATTGCGTTTTCGAGTATTCCCAAGACGCCATGCCCGGCGGCATGCCAACACCGTCGGCGCTGGTGCGTGGACTGCGCCTGTTCGACCCCCGCACCGGCGCCACCGCCTACACCGAAAACCTCGCCTTGTGCGCTCGGGACTGGTCACTCTACGAGCACGGCGGGCGCTTGGCGACCGAGCAGCTCGATGACGCCTC